AGACAACAATTTTATGAGGCTAAACGACGAACGTATGCCGCTCTTTAACGAGAGAAAGACTACGGTCTCGTTTGGTAAGGGCAAATAACTTATTTTGGAGTAACAAATGGCTTATCCTACCGTTAGCAAGCCGTATGGCTTGAAGCCGATCAATCTGATCGGTGGGCAGGTGTTCGCCGGTGCGACTCGTCAACGGCGTATTGCCTCTGGTGCTGGTAGCATCGGTTATGGCGACCCGCTGAAGTTCGCTTCGGATGGCACTGTTGTTGTGACGACTGAGACGACGACGGCTCCGGCCACCGGCTTTGCTGGTGTGTTCTTGGGCTGCACGTTCGTTTCGTCTGTGACGGGTCAACCGACCTACTCGCAGGCTTGGATTTCGGGCACTTCGGTGAAGTCGGGCACGTATATTACTGCGTACGTGGTCGAAGATCCGGACACCCTGTTCCAAGTGGCGGGTGTGACTGCTTCGCTCGTGGTTTCGACCTCGACGGGCTTCACGTACTCGGACATCGGTCTGAACGTCGCTTTGGTTGCGAACACGCTGAACACGACCACGAACGATTCCCAGCAGGGTGTCCTCGTAACGTCGGCCAGCACGACTGCTTCGCTGCCGTTGCGTATCATTGATGTTGTTCCCGACACTGCGTTTGATGTCAGCGGCACCGTTTACTATCCGGAAGTCATCGTCAAGTTCAACGCTCCGTACGTTAACTCTGGCGTGATCACGGGCGGCCACGCTTACAACAACCCGGTCGGCCTGTAATAGGAGTTCTAAGACATGGCTATTTCACGTGCACAATTACTCAAGGAACTCCTTCCGGGTTTGAACGCCCTGTTTGGTCTTGAGTACAAGTCCTATGGTGAGGAGCACAAGGAGATCTACGAGACTGAGACCTCCGAGCGTTCCTTTGAAGAAGAAACGAAGCTGAGCGGATTCTCCGCTGCCCCCGTCAAGAACGAGGGTGCCGCCATTGCGTATGACAACGCGCAGGAAGCTTGGACGGCTCGTTACAACCACGAGACGATTGCTCTCGGCTTCTCCATCACGGAAGAGGCGGTTGAAGACAACCTGTACGATTCGCTGTCCAAGCGATACACCAAGGCGCTCGCCCGAGCGATGGCGTACACGAAGCAAGTTAAGGCGGCTTCGGTTCTTAACAATGGCTTCTCGTCGTCCTACGTGGGCGGTGACGGACAACCGTTGTTCTCGGCCAGCCACCCGCTCGTTACCGGCGGTACGAACAGCAACCGTTTGACGGCTTCTGACCTCAACGAAACCTCGTTGGAAGCGGCTGTCATTCAGATCGCTGGTTGGACCGACGAACGTGGTTTGCTGATCGCTGCCAAGCCCAACAAACTCATCGTGCCCCCGGCGCTGATGTTCACTGCCAAGCGCCTCCTCGACACGGAACTCCGTGTTGCGACCGCTGACAACGACATCAACGCTCTCAAGGCGATGGGTTCGATTCCGGGCGGTTACACCGTGAACCACTTCTTGACCGACACGAACGCTTGGTTCTTGACGACCGACGTTCCGAACGGCATGAAGCACTTCGTACGTACCCCGCTGCAAAACAGCATGGACGGCGATTTCGACACCGGCAACGTCCGGTACAAGAGCCGCGAGCGTTATAGCTTCGGCTGGTCGGATCCGCTGGGCATGTTCGCTTCGCCGGGCGCGTCCTAATAGCTTTCTCCTAGAGGGCTAGTGATTGAGGGGTTACAGGTAGCGATGCTTGTAGCCCCTCTTTTTTGATGATATACAGTCGTTATCGGGAAAAATTTTGTTTACCAGACAGCCCCCGACTGACGACATGCAGACTGGTAAACACTTACTCGCATGTGAGGAATTGAAATGGCTACTACTACGTTTTCCGGCCCGGTTGTTTCTCAGAACGGCTTTCAGTCCAACACCCTCGTGATTGGTACGACGGTTGTTACGGCTGGCGTTGCCACGGGCACGGTTTCGGCTCAAGCCGGTTATATCCCGGTTAGCATTGGCGGCACCACGAAGTACATCGCGCTGTATTCCAGCCTGACTCCGTAAGATTTCGTAGGGGGCGTTAGCCCCCTTCATCCATTACAGGAGACTCAGATGGGTATGCAAACAGATGTCTTAGCTAGTAAGGTCGCCGTTGCTGCTGGCGACCTGCTGGATCAAAATAGCCTTGTTATTGGACGTTCTCGCGTAAAAGCGATTTATATCGTTCCTGATACAGGCGCAGGCACGGTGACTTTTCGGGATGGCGGGGCTTCTGGCCCAGTCAAGATCGTCGTAAATACGCTGGCTTCTTCAACCAGCCCCGACTATGTTCTTATGCCGGGCGAGGGTCTACTTTTCCAGACCAGCATTTATATCGTCCCGTCAGCCGTAGTCTCGACGATGGTGATTTATGGCTAAAACCCCCGCTTGGCAGCGCAAAGAAGGGAAGAACCCAAAAGGCGGTTTAAATGCCAAGGGGCGGGCGTCGTATAACGCCGCCAACCCCGGTAAGCCGGGGCTGAAACGTCCACAGCCGGAAGGTGGTCCTCGTAAGAAATCATTCTGTGCTCGTATGACCGGAATGAAGAAAAAACTGACGAGTGCCAAGACCGCCAATGATCCCAATAGTCGTATCAACAAGTCCCTCAGAGCATGGAACTGCTGAAATGGAAATGTTGGTATGGAACATGGTTCTTACGGGAATCGTGGCCGTTTTGGGTTTTGTTGTGAAAGAGAAGTTCGCTGAACTTCAACGGTTGGGGATTCTCCTCAACAGAACCCGAGAAGAAGTGGCTCGTGATCATGTCACCCGTGCGGAAGTCCGAGCCGATGCCCAGATGCTCCTTGACCGGCTTGATCGGCTGGAGCAAAAAATAGACCGCTTGGTAAATCACAACACCAAGCCAATTTAAAGGTAAATCCAAATGAGAAACGATAGAAGTGCGCGGCCCCCTGCTAGGCCAATGTTTCCCAAAGACTCGGGACAATCTCCTGAACCGCTTCCCGGTTCAGATAAAATCAGAACTGCTCGATCAGGTGGAACTATGAAAAGTGAATCCAAGGCGATGATGAAGAAGGAAGTGGCCTTCATGAAGAAGAAGGGCGCTCCGAAGTCGATGATTAAGCACGAGCAGCGCGAGATGGCTGACAAGGCCGGTCGCGCTATGAAGAAGCGTTCGGCTGACACGATGGGCCGTGCGATGGTTAAGAAGTACAGTGAAGGTGGTTCTGTCTTCCGCAAGGCCGCTGACGGCGTTGCTACGAAGGGCAAGACCAAGGGCAAAATGGTTCGCATGATGAAAGGTGGCTACTGTGGCTAAAGTAAAAACTCCGCCTCCCCGAGTGGGCGGCCCGTCTCAAGATCTACCTCCTCGCGGCAATTTGCCCGATGTTTCGGTAATTAAGCCCGGTGCCGGGTTTGGCGATGACATCAAGAGCAAGAAGCCGGGTGGTAAGTACGCTGGCGGTCACATCAAGAAGATGGCCGAAGGCGGCATGACCGACGAAGAGAAGTACGGGAAAGTTGGTGCGGCAATCCGCAGACTTGATCCGGAAGCCTATAAGAATAGGAAGGATCGTTCGGCTGAAGCCAACCTTCGCTTGCTCAAGGAACTGCGTGAGAAAGCGCGTGGAACCCGCAAAATGAGCACTGAAGAGTTCATCGAGAATTACGAAAAGTCGGATACCCCGGCTGGTCGTGTAACTAAGACTGAGACCAAGGTTGAGATGCCAACTTCTAGCGGTGCCCGTTCAGGCGGTCGCGGCAGTAAACCGGGTTCGGCTCGGGTTGGTTCTGGCCGTTATGATGACCCAACTAGCAGCTATGGCGAACGTGTTACCGCTCCTTTACGTGCTTTTAGTGACATCTTTGGTCGCCGTCGTGAAGAAGGCGTCATGAAGAATATGGGCGTTGACCGTGTAGAAGCGGCTCGTAGATTGGCGAATCTTGACAAAGTTCGTAAGTCTGAGGGCATGAAGCACGGTGGCGACGTTAAGAAGTACGCCAAGGGCGGCTCGGTCTCTTCCGCTTCGCGTCGTGCTGACGGTATCGCCAAGAAAGGTAAGACCAAAGGTCGGATGGTGTAATCATGGCCTCTATGCGAATCCCCAAATACACGGCTGGTATGTTCAAAAAGAAGATGCCCCGCTTTGGGGCTTCGTCTATCAAGATGCCACGGCTACCCAAGGCTCCGAAGCCTCGTGTAAAGAAGTACGTAGAGGGCGGTGAGATCGAAGAGATCATCATCGGTCCCGGCGCTGCTCAGGAAGAGTTTGCTGACGAGATGGCTCAAGTTGAAGAGCGTAAAAAGCAAAACGAGCAGAAACGCCGTGATGCAGAGAGTAAGGATCTCGTTAAGAAGTACTACGAGGCTAAGAAGAAACGCGCTGAAATCAACGAAAAAAACCGAGAAAAGTCCATCAAGCACTTTACCCGTAACGTACGTACAGCACGTACTGGCGGAAAGATGGACTCTTGCTGCCGTGGTGATGGCGTTGCTCAGCGCGGTAAGACCCGAGGCAAGTTCGTATGATGGCTTCCCGAGGCATGGGCGCGATTAGTCCGAAGAAGATCCCTCGTGCCAAACGGCGGGGGGATAAAAAGCCCGTGATTGGGACGGGCAAGCCTATTCGTACCTTCAAGGAAGGCGGCGAGAGTAAGGTCAACGCAGCCGGTAACTACACCAAGCCCGGTATGCGTAAGAAATTATTTGAGTCAATCAAAGCTTCGGCAACGCAAGGCACTGCCGCAGGTCAATGGTCGGCACGTAAGGCGCAGTTGCTGGCTAAGCGGTACAAAGAGAAGGGCGGCGGGTACAAGTCATGAAGGCTCCGCAGCAGTCATTAAAGGCATGGACTGCCCAGAAGTGGAGGACAAAGAGTGGTAAACGATCTTCTGACACGGGTGAAAGGTATTTACCAGAGGCTGCTATTAAAGCTCTCTCCCCCGCTGAGTACGCCCGAACCACTGCCGCCAAACGAAAAGGCAAAGCCCAAGGCAAGCAGTTCGTCGCGCAGCCCAAAGGCATCTCGCAAAAAACCCGTGCGTATCGTCAAAAAGGTAAATAAACATGGCTAAAGATTTCCCGGATTTGAACAACGACGGCAAAATAACTCGTGCCGATGTCCTCAAAGGACGAGGTGTGTTCAAGAAAGGCGGCTGGATCAAGGACGCTATCAAGAAGCCGGGCGCACTGCGTTCGGCTATGGGCGTTAAGGCTGGTGAAAAGATCCCGGCCAAAAAACTCGCTGCTGCGGCGAAGAAGCCCGGTAAAATGGGGCAACGCGCTCGCTTGGCGCAAACGCTTAGGAAACTAGGTAAGTAAGATGACGCTCGGAGATTTTCTCAAAGCTCGTCTTGACGCTATGGCAGAGGCCAAGCGGATTGAAGGTGAGTCGTCTGCGAAGGATGTTGCTGGTAAATCTATCGGCAAATACGGCCTTTTCTACATCACGTTTATCGTGGTGATTGGGGTCGTCTCTAGCCTTCAGTTGGACAATGAGAAAATTGCTGCTGTCATGGGCTTGCTGGGTGCGTCGTTGACCGCCCTGATCTCTATGCTGGCAAATATTGCCGGTGCGACGGAGAAGGAAGCCAAGCCTGAGTTTGATGTCATCAAAGACCTCATTGCCAAACTTGATAAGTTGGACCGCAAGGAACAGCCGATGCGAGTGGACGTTGAGGGCGATCATG